GGTGGTGATATGAGTATCACCAACTCTAACAGTAACTTTGGTAATACATCCTTACATGCTATTGGTCATAAGGGATATTCCTTTAACCAAGATAAGGGTGGATATATTGATGCCATTATTCCACCAAAGAAAGTTCAAGAAGTAGGAAATACTAAGAGACAATCTTACTATACTATTGACATTCAGGCATCTAATGATCAAGCAAACCATACCAAACTATATCTTGGTGATGATAATGCTTATGTTCCAACATCTAGACCTGCTGCTACTATAGGTGGTTATCGTATTGGTGCAAAGTCTGACGAAAAATTATATGTTAAGTTGACACCAAGAACTACTGGAGGAAACAGTGAGTTCCATGCAACTTTAACACCGAATGGATTTAAGAAGTATGTTGCTACACCAGATATACTTAATCCTAATGCTGCTCAAGTTAATAATAAAGCACAGGATGCTGCTAATTTAATTGAAGCAAACAAAGAATTTATTGCATATGAAGCATACGGTTACATTACTGCAAAGTATCCAGCACTCCTTGTCAAGCAGAGCATTCAAATTGTTAAGTGTCGTAGGGATATTGGTTACTTACTTGACGCTACTATTGCAGACTTACGACTTGGTGGAAATATTAACACTATTCAGGCTGCTGAGTCCTATTACGTAAAATCTGGTGGTACTGATAATCTAAGTTTCATTAACAATGAACTTCCTGAGACTTTAGAAGGTTACTACTATGCTAGAGATTTAGCAATTGCTGCTCTACGTAACTACACATACAAGCGTACTGGAGTAGAAACAACTGCTGGTAATTCTATCATCAAGGTTGGTGATAGTAGTGGTATTGTTCCAGGTATGACTGTTGCTGACTATGCTCCTAGTGAGTTTGAAGATGCACAGGGCAATCAGACTAATTATTTGAAGACTGGTGCAACTAGACCAGCACAACCTGTTGTTCCTGACAATACATTTGTTAAGCGTATTGTTGATGCTACAACAGTTGAACTTGGTCAGAGAGCAACAACTAGTGTTAAGCAAGTAGCATCTGATCGTCATGGTAATGCAAGAGAGTTGATTCTTGCTAATAAAGATTTCATTGCAAATGAAGCATATGAAAGAATGCTTCTTGACTTCCCTAACTATACTCCTTCTACAGGATATACTCTTGCTCAGAGTAAAGTAAAATGCCTTTATGATTTAGGTAAAGCGATTGAAGCAGTTGCAGAAAATACAGGTTATGGTGGTAATGATAAGACATGGGATGCTGCATACTATTATGATAGTGGTGCTGTACAAGATTTAGCAGCGAAGAAAGACGAGACCATTACTGCATTTAATTACTGTAAAGACATGGCTATTCAAGTCATGCGTAAGGAGAATGTATTCATTTATGGTACACATGGTCTAACACAGTCTGCTACAACTGCTAATGATCCTATCACATCAGAACCAGCAGAGGTTGTTAATGATAAGAATGGTGATGCACGTAATTTAATTCTTGCTAACAAGAGTTTAATTGCACATGAATCTGTTGAGAGAATGATTCGTGAATCATCTACAGAAAGGTTCACACCTACAGGTGCAGTATATAATGCTACAACAGGTGATCTTACACTTACTATTGATCAGCATGGTTTAATTGGTGCTGATTCTTATACTGTAGCTAGTGCTAACTACAATCCACAAACAGGTGTGATGACAGTAGTTGTTACTGGTCATGACTTTGCTAATGGAGAAAGAGTTAAGTTTGATGATGACTCATTAACATTTACTTGTTCAATGGGTGCTGGTAATAAGCAATACCCAAGAGCAAGTGATCCTGTTAGTGGTAAGTGGTTAACTATATTTGAATCTGATCCTTCTAATAATACTTTTAAGGTTAATGTAGGTAAGTCTGAAACAAAATCATTCACACCAACTGCTGCTGATTATAATGCAGCAACAGGTGTAATGACCTTGACAATTGGTAATCATGGATTGAGTGCTGGTACTGCTATTAAACTTGCTAACGAGTCATTAACATTTACTTGTACCAAGGATAATAATCAGACTAATCATGTTTATCCAAGATCATCAGACCCATTCTATGATACAGCAATTAATATTGATTCTGTAACTACAACTACAATCACAATTAATGTTGGATTTGATGCTGATGTTGCTAATCAGTATGCTCATACATTTGTTCCTAATTTAGCAGCTGGTGTTGGTGCTGTAATTACTGGTGGTGATTATGTACATACATTCCAAGGTTCTACTGGTGGTGGATTAAAGAGAGCAGCAGATAGTTTAAGATTTGATTATAACGCATTCACATTTGAGTGTGATATGGATGGTCGTGCTAGTCAGCACACATATCCTCGTATTGGTGACCCTGCTGGATATGCTGTGTTACCTATTGGTGCAACAACTGCTGATGAAGTTACAATCAATGTTGGTAAGACATTAAATGTTAGTCATGATGTTTCAACTGCTGATTACAATCCAAATACAGGTGATCTTACACTTGACATTGGATCTCATAATCTTAAGGTAGGAACAAGTATTAAGATTCCAAATAATTCATTAAGCTTTAAGTGTTCTAAAGATAACTTCACTGCGACTGAAACATATCCTCGTGCTGGTGTTGATCCTTATGCTGATAAGTCAATTGAAATCACAAAGGTTGGATCTTCTTTCCATAAGGCAACAGATGCAGAGTATGATCCTGCAACTGGTATCATTAAACTAACTGTACCTAATCATGGATTTGCTGAAGGTAACAAAGTAAGAATCGCTGATGGTTCATTAGTCTTTACTTGTGCAATGGATAACAATGCTACAGAGCATTCATATCCAAGATCAGGTGATCCTGCAAGTGGTGAGTGGTTGACTGTATCTGATGTTGAAGTTCATACATTTAAAGTTAATGTAGGTGCTGCTGGTGGAGATCATGCATATACTCCTACCAATGGTTCTTATGATGCTTCTAGTGGAGAATTAACTCTTACTATTGGTGGTCATGATCTAAAGGTTGGAGATGGAATCCTCATTAAGGATAATTCATTGGCATTTACATGTACAATGGATGGTAATGATTCTGTTAAGACATATCCTCGTACAAATAAGGATAATGCATCTTCCAGATCACTTCCTATTGTTAACAAGACAGATACTACTGTTACAGTTAATGTAGGTAATGCTGGTGATAATAAGTATTACACACCTTCTACTGGTAGTTACAATCCTAAGACAGGTAATTTAGATCTTAACATTGGTCAGCATGGTCTTTCTGTTGGTTCTAACATTGTATTAAAAGATAATTCACTTAAGTTTACATGTGATAAGCCTGGTGGTGGAGTAGAGAGTTATCCTCGTCCTGGTGTTGACCCTAAAGCAGGTAAGTCAATTGATATTGATTCTGTAGGTTATATTGAAAAGACTGCTACAGGTGCAATCTATAATCCTACCACTGGTGACCTAACAATTACATCTAATGGTCATCAATTTGATGGACCTCAAGAGTTTACACCATTAACTGCTGCTGGAAGTCTAACTGCATACGATCCTGCAACTGGCATACTAACACTTAATATTCCTAACCACGGTTTACAGAATGGTGAGTATATTAGAATTAAGGATGGTGCAATATCATTTACATGTACTAAGGATAGTGATACTCAAGCATATTCATATCCAAGAGCAACTGACCCTGCGAGTGGTAAGAACCTAGTTGTTAGTAACGCACAGCAAAGTACATTTGATGTTAATGTTGGTGTTGCTACTGGTCTTGGACAGTATGTACATACAGTTGCAGGTGCTGTAACTGGTGGTGTAACCTCTGGTGGTGATTATATTCAAATTGTAGATAACTCATTAGCATTTACATGTGATCTAGATCCTAGTGCTGCTGCTAAAACATATCCTCGTACTGGATTTGATTATCCAAGTGGAAGATGGTTGCAGATTAGATCTAAGACTGCAAATGATTTCACTGTTAATGTTGGTAAGTCTTCTAACCTTTCTACACATACAGCAGATCCTACTGCTTTTGTTGCTAATGGTATTAGAAAGCAAACAGGTGTAATTACAGTTAATGTTGGACAGAGTGATATTAGCACACATACTCCTGGAGATGCAACAACATATGATCCTACTACTGGTCTTCTTGTATTAGATATTGGTTCACATACTTTAACTACTAGCGATAGAATCAGAATTGCTGATGGTGCAATGCAGTTTAAGTGTGAAGAAGATAATAAAGCTACTCCACATTCATATCCACGTGCTTCTGATCCTATCAGTGGCAAGTCATTAAGTATTCAAGCAGTCACAGCAACTACTGTCACTATACAGGTTCTTGATACAGTTCCTTCTACTAACGTAACTGCTCATGAATTTGTAGCTGGTAGTGGTGTTGCTGGTTCTGTTACAGGTGGTGATGATTATATTCATACATGGGATAGTGCTATAACTGGTGCTGTTGAATATGTACCACAGTCTACACATACATGGGCTGCTTCACAACCTAATACAACTCTTTGTGTTGAGCATAAACCACAATCTGCTCATACATTTAAGAGAGGATTGACAGGTGGTATAGCAAGACAGTCTGGTACTATCACAGTTAATGTTGGTGTTGCTGCTTCAGCAGATCGTTATGCTCATACATGGGCTGCACCTGGTAATGGAATTGCTACTGGTGCTGTAGTTAGTGGTGGTAATTACAGTCATTACTGGACTACAACTGAACCTAACTCAGTACATAAAGTATTCTCTGTTGCTGGTAATAGAAACTATCATGATCAAGATTGTGTTGATGATGTTGTAGATCTACTTGAAGCAATTGCAGATAACGTAGCATACGGTGGTAACGATAAGACATGGGATGCTGCATACTCATACAAGACTGGTGCTCACGTTGCTGGATTTAAGAAAACAGTTAATGCTGCTACATATACTCCTGCTGATGGTAATTTAACATTAGATATAGGTGCTCATACACATAAAGTTGGTGAGAGAGTTCATATTCCTTTAGGTGCATTAACATTTAAGTGTGAGAAGGATAACTATGATACCGAGCATTCATATCCTCGTGTAACTGATCCAATTGCAACTTATGATCCTTCTATTAAATCTGTAGCTGGTACAACAATTACAGTTAATGTTGGTCCTGCTAATGATGTTACTGCTGGTGTCCATCAATTTGTACCAGGAACCACACAGATACTTGTTGGTGGTGAGGAGAAAGAGACTAATGAAGTCTTCCGTCATGCCAAGGAGATGGCTGGTCAGGTTATTAAGAACCAGAAGGTATTACAAGTTGGATCACATCATATTGCTCAGACATATGATACCACAATTACTGAAGATACTCCAACATCTACTGATAATAAGAATGGTGATGCATATAATCTATTGATTGCAAATGCAGATTTGATTGCTGCTGAAGCATATCATAGAATGATTCTTGAGTTCCCAGACTTCACACCTCCAACTGGTAACCCACAAGATTGTAAGGATGACATCAAGGACTTCGTTGTTGAAATTGCACATAACGTAGGATTTGGTGGTAATGACAGAGTTTGGGATATGTCAAACTTGTACGTTACTGGTGCTCATGTTGTTGGTGAAGAAGCACAAACTCTAAAAGCATTTGAAGATGCCAAAGAGTTGATGGTTCAAGTAGTAAAGAATGATAAGGTTCTTATTGGTGGAACACATGGTAAGACTCAGACATTCTATACTGGTACTACTGATCCTTCAGTTCCAGTTAACAATAAGGTAATTGATGCTGCTAATTTGATAACTTCCAATAAAAATTTCGTGGCAGAAATTGCTCTGGGAAGGATGCTATCACAGTATTCTAACTATGTCCCTGCACAAGGATATACTACTGATGATTGTCTTGATGATCTTAAAGATGTAGTAGATGTTGTAGCACATAACTTAGCATATGGTGGTAATGATCGTGTATGGGATACTGCATTACTATACAATTCTGGTGGACATGCAGATGGACATGAGAATGAAACAATCTTTGGTTTCAATGCTGTACGTGATATTATCAGACAGGTAATCGTTAATGAAGCAGTTACAGTTGGTGGTTATACATCATTAACTCAAGCAACTGACACATCAATTACAAATGGTGTTGCTAATGGTGATTGTGATGATGCAAAGGCAACTGTTACTACACTTGTTGGTATCTTAACTAATGCTATTGCTTCTCCATCTTCATTGTATAGTATTGATCGTACTGAGTCTTCAAGTAAGTGTGTGAATGTTGTATCTTCAATTAATACATTATATGATATTGTTAAGAATGCAATTAATACACCTGAAAGTTTGGTTGGATCTAAAGCATCTGTTAGTGGTGCTAGCTATGATCCAACAACAGGTATTATGGAATTGGAAGTTGGTACTCATACTTATCAAGTAGGAGAATCGGTTGACATTCCTGTAGGATCATTAGGATTCACTTGTACTCTTGGTTCTGGAACTAAGTATTATCCTAGAGCAACTGATCCAGCAGCAATAACAGCTCCTACTATTACTGCTGTAACTGGAACTACAATTAGCGTTCAGGTTTTAGATTCAGTACCTTCTACTAATGTTAATCCTCATACATTTGTTAGTTCTACAGCAAATCTTACTATTGGTGGAATAATCAAGACAGTAGCTGGTGGTAAGTGTGATAATATTAAATCTACCATTAATACATTATTTGATATAGTCACAACTACTGTTGCCAATGGTAGTGCTCTTGATTCTATATCAAGAAATATCTCAAATGGTCCTTGTCAAGAGGTTGCTTCAACAGTAACTACATTGTTTAGTATTCTTACCAATACTATTAAGACTGTTGGATATTTGGATACTGTTGAGAAGAATGATATTCCTCTTGGTTTGGTATTAGGTAATTCTGTTAATGCTAATTCAACAACTACTGATTCATATCTATGGTTTGCTTGGCCAATAACTGGTGGTATAGCAGATAATGGTATCTACACAACTAAGAAACCAGATATATCTTCTTCCTTTAATAGTGATCCTTCTAATGATGCTAGAAAGGATACAAATTATCCACAGTGTGCTAATGAAGCAACTGCTGTACGTCAGTACTTCACCAACATTGGTACTATTATACAGTCTGGATTAGGAAGTGTCACTAGAAATGAACCTACTTCATCTTCTGCACTTTCAAGAAGGGCAACTATTTGGACATTAACAGATCCATCTAAGGCACCTGCTAATCAATCTGATCCTCATAGATTTGAGACTGGTACTCCAGTAAGATTGGTTCCAAGACCTAAGGCTGGTGTTACAGTTGATAAGCGTAATGTAAGATTACCTAATGGATTTAATACTAACCAAGAGTACTATGTAATTGCTCCAGGTAGAGAAACAAATCCACAAGATTTCTCTGCTACAACATCATTCAATGGTATTGAGCAAGATGTATTAATGCTTGCAAGTAGTAAAGAAAATGCTGCTGCTGGTATTTACTTACACTCTCAAGAAGTTAGTGGTATTCATCCAGATATTGAAATTGATCTATATCAATTTACTATTGATGATAGTTATGATTTACATCAGTATGAGTGTACATTAGTAAGTAATGGTATTCAAACAGATGTATCTAACATCTTTGATTTACCAAAAGCAAATGTACCTGAAGGTCATCCAGTATTCTTTAGAGCACAAGCTGGTAAGAGTCTACCTACAGTTGGTGGAACTGATGCTGCTGATGGTGCAGTTGCATATCAATCTGGTGTAGATTTAGGTAAGTTGAGAGGTGATGTAGAATTTTATGCTAGGTATATTACACCTAAAGTATTTAAAATCTATAGAACTCATACTGATTCAATAAATGACACAAATGCTATTGATTTAGTAACTAATAATGACATTGGTTTTGATGTATTCGCTAATAAGCGTATATCACCAATGCGTTATGATCCATCCTTTACTAATTCAAATGTAGCAGATAAAGGTAAGTGGTTCTTACAAGTTGAACCTAATTCAAGTGGAGCACCATCAACATCTCAAGAGATTCTTGCAAGACTTCATGATGTTGAGTATAACGATGCATCTGGTAATACTAAGAGTAATGATACTTGGTATACTCGTCTGAAAGATGATAGAAGTGCTGATGATCGTATCTATCGTTTACGTTATGTAATTCCTAGTTACCTCAAGTCTGTTCGTGATCCTCTAAATGGATTCACAATTAAGATGAGGAAGGATGAAACTAGAAAACTTCTTCCACAAAAAATCGTACTTAAGCCAAAATCTGGTAACAGTGTAACAAAGGCAATCTTTAATAATACTGCTGATAGTGGTCAGGCCAATGAGATCATTGGTATGAAATTTACTGGTCTAGGATCGTTTGCTACTCCTAGTGGAAATCAAAATGCTCTTGATCCATCTAAGAGATATGATCCATTTAAGAAAGATTTATCAGGTGCTGGTAAAGAATATCAGGCATATATTAGAACTGATTCTAAGATTCAAGCAACTATTCAATCTGGTAGATATTTTGTTGATGCTGTAAGTGGTGATGAACTACTTGAATTGACAATATTTGACCATGAGATTGATACTCAAGTTCCTGGACTTAAGAATGAGAATCTAACTACTGTTAAGATTACTGCACCTCAAGGTGGCACATTTACTACCAATTCTGCTAATCCTGTTAATGGTTATTTCCAGGATACTAAGGTTGAGTGGGATGGTGCTGATAAGGGTAGTGGTTATATTCATGCTGCTCTTAATGTACCTGGCACAGATACATGGCATTTGATTCTTAAAGGTATCTCTGGAACATTAGATTATAGTTCTACTGAAGATACTAGATTTACACAGACTCAGGCAAGCACTGTAGTATTTGCTGATCAACTTGCAGATCCTGATGGTGGTAAGTCTCTTGCACTTAAGACACTTATTAAGAAAGGTTATCCAGAGTATTACTATAAGCAAAATTCTGCCAATGTTTATACTCTAACACCAGGTGATGAGATTACTGACCAAGCAGGTAATGAATATTACATCGCATCTGTAAATGATGTTGGTGAAATTGATGATACATTCTATATCTTTAATGTTGAAACAATTCAAAGACGTATCTTTGAACAGCAAGATGGTATCTTCTATCTAACTGCTGTACGTGGTGATGTTTCTCCATATCCAACAGGTGCTGGTAATCTGAATAACTTCAGGAATTTCAAGTTCTCTCAGCCAATCAGTAAGTTATATCCATTAAACTATAAGAATGATCCAGTATGGTTCAAGCAGTTAGATTCTAACTTCGTTGATCCACCAGCAACATACTCTGCTGCTGATAACTATGTTCATGGTTTAGTTACTGTTAATGATTTCAAGGGATCTATTACTAAGGAAACTATATTTGATATCATAGCAACTGATTCTCTTGCTAATAACACATATAATGTTAAACCCATTGAAGCACAGTCTGGTAATGCTGCATCAGGATCTGAAGATCGTCAGATTCCTATTGCTGGTGATAACACAGTTGTTGTTGATCAGAGACTATATGTTGAACTTAGAAGACCATCCATAGCACGTGCTGGTAACCATACGTTTGAATACCTTGGTTTTGGTCCAGGTAACTACTCAACTGGTTTACCTGCTAGACAAGAAGTACTTCTTACTACAACTCAAGACTTCTACTCACAGTCTAAGAAGCAAGACGGTGGTTTAGTATTCTACACTGGTCTTAACTCAAATGGTGACCTATACATTGGTAACCGTAAGATTGATGCTATCACTGGTGAGGAAGTATTCTTAGAGTCTGCAACATTAGTTGACTCTGAAGATCCAGACGATATCATTGATAGTCTTGTTACTACATTTGATACTCCTGTAACATTCAACCAGAATATTACAGTCAATGGTGGTGATGAAGGTAAGTTAGTTAATACATTTAACTCACCAGTAACAGTTAATGTTGCTAGTGGTTTAGGTTTAAATTCTCTAACTATTCTATCATCTGTTAATCCAAATGCAACTCCAGTTGGAGATGATGAGTCACTTGATAGATCGTCACAGCAAGGTAATACATTAACTAATGGTGATATTGTTCTTAATAAGAACATGATTGCTGCTTCTGTATTCCAGTTTAACCCACGTGGTTCTGGTGGATTTGCACAAGGTTATAAGATTCAGAACCATGTTGTTGGAGCAGAAGGTTCAAATATATCACCTTCACAAAGTGCTGATAGTAAGGAATACTTTGATTCTACTCAGATAGTACGTTATGGTACTAATGGTGCTTCACCCGTACCTGGCGATATACTTCTTAAGGGTGATAGTATTGGTGCATCTGGTTCTATCGGTTGGATCTATGCTAACTCTTACTTCACACTAGGAGATCAAACTGCTTCTAATCCTGATCAAGTATTTAATGTTGAATTTGATGGTAGTAATCTAGTCAAGATTAACTGGAAGAATTCTAAACAGAATGATGCCTTTAGTCCTAAGATCACTGCTGCAACTAAGATTAGAATTAAGGATTGTAGTGAACAAACATTGAATGGTGTATTTGACATTGATCCTAATACATTTAATGATAGTAATGATTATATTAAGATTATAATTGGAGCAAATGTTGTTGCAAGTCCAATTCTTTGGAACTCTGAACCTACTGCTGTTATGGAATATGCTGACACTTCTTGGAAGGAGTGGGGCGTACTTGGTAGTGAAGCAATTAGAACAGAAACTTCTGTTCTATCCAATTATAAGGTTGGTATCAACACAACTGCAAGATCAGGTGGTACTGAAGCATGGAAGACTGGTTTTGTTAATAACACAACAACACCACAAGCAAACCTTGATGTTCATGGTAGTGCTATCATTGGTGGTTTTGAAACTTTCTATGCAACTGGTACATTTGCTGGTTTAGATAATGCATTCTTAGTTGGTACTTATACTCCTAATACACCAGATAATTCTGCTATCTTCCGTATAAATGCTCAGACTAATCGTGTTGGTATTAATGTATCTGATGATAAGACAGCAGCAACACAATTAGATAGAACACTTACTGTTAATGGTGATGGTAGATTTACTGATGATGTTAAGTTTGAACAAGACATTGATGTAAATGGTGGTGGACCTGGTCCTAATAACACTGCTGAGATTAGAACTTCTATTACTGATGGAACCTTTGAGTTCTTGATGGATTCTGGTTTCTATGGTGCTCATGATCTATATGCCTCAAATATTGGTGGCACTAAAGGTCTTAAGATGGCTGGTTATGCTGCAAATATTGAAATTGGTAACGAAGCAGCAGATGAACAAGAGACTAAGATCGGTGGTAACTCTAAGAAGAGTTGGATTGATGTAGGTTCTACTGCTGCTGGTGATGGAACCAATGCACATATCTCTAGGATATCCATTGGTGGTGCATTCTTAAGTACAGAGACAGATTCTTATACACAAGTTAATAACAAAGAGTTTAAGATTGCTGGTGATGTTTTACTTGGTCAGGTCAAGAATAGATTTGATGGATCTAACATTACTAGACGAGGTGCTGGTGATACAACATTCATTAGATCTACTGCTGAGAAGGTATCTTTCTTAGGAGATAATAGTGCAACAACAATCGTTGACTTTGCTACTAACGCATCACAGTTAACAATTGCTGGTCAGGGTGGTACTACCAAGATTAGAAATAATACTGTTATTGATTCCACATTGAGAGTCAATAGTGATATTACTTTATGTGGTGGATTAAATAACTTCTCCTTCACTGCAAGTAGAAAGCAAGCAGGTTCAACAACAATGCTTGCTCATACTAATGGTATCATTACTACTACTACATTTAATAAGAATGTAGATATTATTGATGTACTAAGAGTTACTGCACCTGCACAAGATCCTGCTGGCATGAAGACTGCTTATAACAGGATTGACACAGGTGGTAGTGGAGGATGGGGTGACGCAACATGGAGTCAACAAATTCCACAGGCAAGTTTACCTGACCTACCTACTGGACAATTCTACTTACCACTTAAGTATAGTCCTTTCCATAATATTAGTGTTGCTAATCCTGATGGAGATCAGTACTTCAGTGAGAATGATATTCTATTGATTGATAGTCCTGAGAGTGGATCAGGTCATGCAGAATTTGTTAAGATTGTTGCTCTTCCAAAAATAGTATCAAACGACAGTCCATATTATGTTACTGTTAGTAGGCAACCATTTGGAACATTTACTACAACATCTTCAACACATTTAGATACAACTAGTGTATACAAGTGTATTGTACAGTATGATTCTACATGGTTAACAGAAGATATTGATGCATCTGCTGGAACCAAGACAATTAAACTTGCACAGTTTGGTGGTGGTCTTGATGTTGATGATTATATAATTATTTCACGTGAAGATGGTACACCTGCTAATGATGGTGTTGATGATGAAGGTGAGATATTTAAATTAGATACTGTTATTGAAGCGGTTGCTAAAAAATTATCCGTCAAAAATAATTGTGGTGAAGGTAATGAGGAGACAGTATTTGAAGTAGACTCTGTAACAGGAGATGTCATTATTGGTAATAATACCACACAAACAACTATCAATGGATCAGTACTTCTGAAAGGTAAGTGTGGTAGTACAAATGAGGTTTATCCAAGTGCTAATACTGCTCTTGATAGTAAGTTTACAATACAAAATTCTGAATCAACTACATTTGATATAAACATCTGTAATGGTGACACAACTATTGGTACTAAGGTTGGTACTGTATTCATGGTTGGTCAATACTATGGATCTACTGGTATTGCTCATGATAGCACAACAGTAGTTACAGCGTATACATTTGATCCATTTACTTTACAGGCTGCAGGTCCTATCACAACATTATCCAGTGGTGTTACTACAGGAACATGGAATATCCCTATTGCTTCTAATGGAGATGCATTTGAGAAGGGTGATCTAGTTGCCATGATTGATGGTGATAGTAAGATAGAACTATTCATTATAACTGATGATCCTGAAACTGATGCACAAGGTAATGTAACATTACCCACGATTTACAATTCTGGATATCCAGCTGGAACATATCCTACAGGTGGTAGAGGAGCAGAAGGAACTGCTGTACAAGCATTTGATTCTGGATCACAAGTTGTTAAGATTAGTAAGGATGAGTTTACAACAACACTTGTTGATCCAATTGGTGCTGCTGGAAACAGAACTGCTGTTGAGTCACCTAACCTTAATGCTAATAAGATCAGAGTTAGACTTCTTGATTCTAATATAATATCTGATAAATTAGACTACTTACAGTTCGTTAAGTTTGAAACTGGTGGAGCATTTGAGTGGTTCTATCCTGATAGTATTGATGGTAATGCTGATAATGTATATGGTGTAAGGATGTCCAAGTCTACTAGACTTGATGCTAATGGCAATTTCCTTGCAAGTGGAACACATACAAGATACTTTGGTGGTGGTAAGTTAACAGTCCACGATCATATGGAAATGATTGGTGGTAACCTCAGAATGTATGGTTCTGATGGTAAGACTCTAGTATTCAACGTAGCTAACGATGATGATCACTATGGTGATGGATCAGTTAGAGACGAGAAGACTGGTGTGATGGGAATGTATGTCAATGGTGGGGCAATGATTGGTGGTGACCTTAAGGTTATCTTTGAGAGTTGTCAGACTAATGGTACATGTGCTAACCAAACTTTATTCCAAGTATATGGTGGTACTGGTTCTGTTGACATGGGTGAGAAACTTTACATTAAAGGTAAGGTTAATACAACTGGAAACTCACAAGATCCAATCTTCCATATTGATAATTTAGGTGCTGCTCAAGGTAGTTTAACTGGTCCTAAAGATTGGATCATGTATCAAGATTGTTCAATTGATGCGTTTGGAATCAATCGTTACTTCACTAGAAACGGTGGTCGTAGATATACATATGTTGAGCAGTCACTTACTGGAATAGGTCAGACACAAGCAAATCCATTACAACCAAATAATAATTACTTGATCAACACTTCTTCTGGTTCAAACATTGTCATGTATCTTCCAGAGACAGCAGAAACAGGTGATATGATTAGATTTGTTGAGGTTAGTGGAAATCTAACATACAATACAAGTCTAGTATTGAGAGCACTTAAGGTTGCTAATGTTCCAGTTGCAATTCAAGGTGATACTACTGGTACTAAGATTCAAGCTGGTGCTGGTCAGATGCAAACTGCTTGGGATAGTGGTGAACTTGTTGTTCAAACAAGAAACGCATCATTTGGTTTAATATATGTCGGTGCAACAGATGCTGCTGGTGATCCAAATGCGTCTACAGTTCCATCTAACTTACGTGGATGGTGGTTAACAGAACTATAAAGAAATATGGCACAATACTACAGTTCAATTAAAACCATGAAGTCTGCTCGTATCGGCACAATAATGCCGTGGGGTGGTGATGGTAACGAAGGGTTCACTGTTGCAAACTTACCAAAAGGGTGGATAGTTGCTGATGGTGGACTGAAAGATGGAATAGATTATCCTTTACTAGCATCTGAAATTGGTAAGACATATGGTGGTGATTTGGATGGAGAATTTCCTAATTTCACAGGACAATTTCAATTACCTGATGTTGCTAATAAAGGACTAGTTGATTTAGAAAAGAACTATCTTAGTGATGCAAGGTATCAATTCGGTCAGGCTGATGCACTATCAGTTGTTGGTGATTCTGTAGGTGATGGTACTGGTGATGATATAGCAAATGATTTTGGACCTGATGCTGTTAAGATATCACATAATGCATATGCAGATATTGATTTCACTTTTAACAATCCACAAATTCTTTTAACTGGTAAGTTTACAGGTCAAACAATTAGTGATCCAGACTTCTTTACTTCTGTTAGTACAATTAGTAGGAAATTAGGTATAAACCATATACCAGCACATAGTCATAGAAGTACATTTCAAAATGCAAGGGCAAATTTCACTGGTCCTCAAGTATTTGATACTGCTGCTGTTTCTATGGGTGGTGTTGATCCTCATTCAAGTGGAAGATGTTCTAATATAGTTAAATCAAGAAATAATACGTGTAGTATTGCTACTGGAGATGGAGCATATCCTTCATGGAGGGATGGTGCTACATTTATTTCATATTATGGTGATACCCAACATGAACATACAATACCAACTATGAGTGGGTTCCATGAGTTCTTAAATGATCCTGGAAAAGATTATTGGTCAGCAGTTCCAGCACCATCTTGGCATGATGGAACAGCAACTAGAAATAGTATGGGAGCTTCTACACAAGATGTGGTTAAGCCTATGACTGGTGTAGCTACAAATACATTTACGTATTCACCATTTGATAATGATCCAACAACCACTGATAAAACATTACATTATCATCCTGCATGGAGTGGAATGCATCCTAGACCACAGAGTCAAAATAATAGAAGAAACTATTTTGGTAATGATACAGGAGCAACTTTAAATCAAATTCCTGATAATCCAGAGGATCCTCTTACTCATTTTGTTGTTAATAATGTAACTGTTACTCCCCAAGAATCATTTATTATATTACCACAGGGTACAGATATTAGAACAACTAAGACTGAAGGTAGTGACACATATTATATTGAAGATAAAATACGTCCATATAGATTAGTTGAAGGTGCAACTATTACACCAGGTACACATATTACTAGAATTAGTAGAACAGGAACTGATCTTGCTAGTTATGAGTATACGATTTACTTAAGTAAACAAACACGTAGTGATGCTACTGGACAACCAGATGCAACTTTAACATTTAAAGATGGTACTTGGCCAAGTACATTGAATACTATTGGATCTTTAAATCCTAATGATACTACATTTGGATCGCATAATCATGGTACTTTTGATATACAAATGTCTGTTGGGTCTTTGAAACCAACTCCAACATTTGCTATTAGTAATGTAAGTTTAGGTAATGTAGTACCACAAAGCGAAGAAAATGCACTAAATATTATAGTAACTACCTCTCAGCCAGCAATGGCATGTGTGTACATTATTAAGGCATACTAATGGCAACTATCTATTCAAAAGAAAGAGGGAAGTATGGTAACATAACTGGTCAAATTATAGTATGGCCAATAGAAGTAGATAATACTATTACCTCTAGTTCATCTAAAAGAGATTTACCAGCAGGTTATTTACGTTGTGATGGTACTGTATATAATGCTGTAGATTACCCACAACTTGCTGCTGTATGTGGTACAGGAACTGGTGGTAAGTTTGTTAGAAAAAATATTGCTAATGAACCACTTCAGACAATAAGTGATGAACAGTTTGCAGTGCCAGATCTAGGATCTAAATGTCCTAAACCAACTGGTTCTAGGGGTGGTGGTGGAACATATACAAATATAAGAATTGTAACAGAGTCTGGTGTTGAGAAGAGTCGCTCTGGTATTGGAATAGATGCTGATGCTATTGGTGCTGTTGATAATGTGATCACTGTTGAATATACTGGTAATTTTATCATACCATCAACTATTATACCAATGAGGGGTAGACCAGCATGGACTGTTGGCACAACTGATGGTAGAAGGACTGAGATTGAGGCAGTGGACTCATCTCAGTTACATGGTCACATGCATTTTCATAGTGGCACTAGAACTAGATTAAAATCAAGAGGTGAGGTTGATGAGAATAGTCCTAATACAGTAAAACCACCTACACAATCAGGTCCAGTAGGATTGAGGAATGCTTCTACTATTCCTTTACATGAGTGGATTGTCGCTACTTCACTTCCTACTAGTGGTAATCTTTATCCTGGTAATGCTCAACAACCATGTAAAGCAATAGCGTCAAACCAACTTGCAAAAAAACCACCTGGGCAAGGTAAGGAGGGTGCTTTTGCAGGTACTTGGAACCCAACAAGTTATGGTTATTCTTGTATTAATGATAACAGTAACTTGACTGAATTATGGGCATATTATTGTTTATTGCCACCAGAATCATATTTAAATGATAAGGGTGTATCTACTGCTGGTAATGGTAGTACTACTAGAGCATGGGAACAATATCCTATTAAAACACCACCATATACAGTAACTGGTGATAGTAGTAGCATACCAACGTCAGAGTCAAGATTGTGGAACTTAGGTTTATGTAATTTTCCTGGTGGGGGTACATATGGTAGTGATCAGGATGTAGAATCAATGTATCGTGCAGGAGCAACTGGTGTTCCTATTGACTGGATGAGTTTAAGTTGGGCTGACTCAGTGCCTTTACAAACGAATGATGCTCACCAACAAGCTGGTTCGGTGGGATATCCTTCTACAACTAATACTTTTGAGCAAACTGAAGCACTATATACTGGTGGTGAAGACCCAACTGAGCATTATCATAAATTAAATATAGTTAAAGAAGATCATACGTATGAATTAAAAACTGATTCAACTGAACTTCCAGCAGACTTACTTAATACTACATTGCAATTAAGTGTAGATGAATCAAAATCTGTAGATAATGTGACAGCACCTTTTATTATATTAGAATACCTAATTAAGATTTGATAAATGACAGTATCATCACCACCAACCTATAGAAATACTAGACAAAATTATTATACAGATAAGGCATCAGATAATAATCCTGTTGGTTCTATTATTAGTACTTTTAAATCAATTACTGGTGTATATGATAATGAGTATATACCATTAAATGCATATAGTGTAGTTCCTGGTAATTCAAATGTACAAGATAAACCTGAATATCAATATCCTGGATACATTTATTGTGATGGTGCTGAATATAATATAAGCGATTTTCCTGTATTATATTCTATTATTGGAAATGATTATGGTGGTGAAGCAAGACCATCAATAAAAATTCTTAATGGTGGTAGTGGATATGATGCTGCCACAACTATAACATTTGATGCTGCACCTGCTGGTGGTACTACTATTGAAGCAACTTTAGATATCAATGCTACTGGTGTTGTTGTAGCAGTTAATGCTAGTGTTATAGGAGCTGGATATACCAGTGAACCAAATTTTACTCTTGCTAATGCAGGTACTGGAACAGGATTAGATTTAGAAATTAATATCGGTGCTGGTGGAGGACTTGAGACAGTTAATAAAGATAATGTATTTGAGCATTGGGGTGAGAGTAGAAGTTTAGGTACTTTTAAAGTACCTGATTTAAAAGCTAAAAAGGTTGTTGGTTATGGAAATGTATATGGACAGGGATCTCCTAGTATTGGATTGCTTCCACTAGGTGCTGGTGGTAACAATGGTATTGTTAAACAAGGTGGATCATGGTATTTTGACAAAGCATCTCAAGGATCATATTTTGCTCTTGGTACAATAACTACAACTGGTTATGAAAAGGTTAGTGATGAGGTAGCCACAAATGTAATAGGTAATCAAAAAATTACTGTTACAATGGAGAACAGAAGATTACAGAGAGTACCAGAACATGATCATTACATTTATGCCACTGAAGCAGATACTACTTTTGGATGGCATCAGGGACTATCATATGATAGATATTTGGTCAGTTATACAAATGCTAACGGAAGATTAGATAACTGGAACCCTATTGGTGGAATACAATATGAACATAAGCATGGACTATCAAAATCAGCAATCACAGATCCATCAGTAGCAACTTATGATGTATATGATTGGAAGGCAGGTGCTGACGGAACAGGTAGTCTTAAGTATGAAACACCATCTGGTGATTTTTATTTTGCATCTGGTTCAACAGGATCTGGAACATGGGAAGAACAGACATATGTACCAAATACAATGTTTAGAACATTTGTGGGTGATTCTACCAATGGTTCAGAAATAGGTAATAGAACAATAACATCAGGTGGTTCAGCAATTATTACATATACTGATGATGTAACTTATAGTGGTTCTACATCTGTTTCATTCCCTACTAATTGGGAAACAATGCAAGTTGAGATTCAAGGTGGTGGTGGATCTGGTAGTGATGGAACACAATCAGGTACTGATGGTGAAGATGTTCAAGTCACAGTTACTGCTGGTGGAACATTATTAGATGTTACTGCTGGTGGTGGTGATGGAGGAGGAAAAACAACTAATTATACAAGTGCAGGTAGTGGTGGTGCTGTTACAAAGTCTGGTTCTGCAATTAATGATATTGAGGTAGAAACAGAAGTAACTATTGATGGTACTGCTGGACAAGAAGGACCAGGTGCAAATGGAATCTTTCCTGGAGCACAATATCCAAATAATCCTGGACAATCTGGTACAGGTGCTCCTGCTGTTGTTAGACCTACTATTGGTGGTGGTAGTGATGGTATTCATACATTTATAGGAACAGCATCAAATGTTCAGAATACTTATACGTATCAACCTAGTACGACCTTACAAGTAGTAACATTACAAACAACTTCTAAATTTACTGAGATTACTTTAGAACTTGCAGCTGGTGGTGGTGCTGATTCTCAGCAAGGACCAGGTGCTTCTGGAAACTATAGTGGTGTAATTGGTGGTAAGGGATACGGTGGTGCAAAGATGAATCTTGAACTGAAGGATCCAGACGATCAACAGGCATACGTATTTAAAATTCAACCAGGTTACGGAGGACAGAGTTGGTCTGGTGGAAATGGTGATGGAACTGGTGGTGCTGGTGGTCAAGGATGGAATAACGCATCTGGAGGTAGAGGTGGTGATGGTGCTACTGATGATGGAGGTGGTGGCGGTGGTGCTACTGCTGTATTCCTTCAGGTTAATGGTCAAGATCAGTTAGTTGCTGGTGCTGGCGGTGGTGGTGGAGGCGGTGGTCTTCAGAACCATCAACAATACTTTTATAATGGTGGTAATGGTGAAGCAGCAGATGATTTCTTAAAATTGGGTAATAATACTGCACTGTATAGTGGTGGTGGAATTGTTGGTGGTAACTACGGTTGCGTAGGTGGCGGTGGTGGAGGAGGAGGAGGTGGAATCTCCTCAGACGCTTCTGGTGGCGGTGGTGCAGGTGGTGATGGTGGAGATCCAGGTGGTATTGGTGGTTGGGCTGGTCACGGTGGTGGTAAAGGTGGAAAGTCAGGTACTTCTGCTGTTAATACTTCATTCTTCACTCATGTCAATACTGTTGCTGGAGATAATGGTAACTTTGGTAATGGTTACGTTATAATTAATACCACTGAAGATAATAGTGCATGGTCTCCAGGAGGAGGTGGTGGTGGTGCAGGTGCATATATAAGATTTAATATTAAAGCTACTAAATTGCCAGGAGCATCTTCATTGCAACTGAACTATAATCCTAGTGCTGCTTCTGGTGTTGGTGGAACTAATAATGGATTGCCACCATTTGCTAGAGTTGGATTTGGTGTTGTTACTGGATGGGATGGTGGAACAACAAGGCAGACAATAGGAGATATAGTTGTAGATGCAAACGCTGGTACTGAAATATATGCTTCGGGTGCTGGTACAGGTGATGGTGGTGGATTTAAATTACCAACTACACAAGTTCCTACAGTTGAATTTTCAGGTGGAGGTGGTGGAAGTGGTGCTGCTGCTACTGTCAATATATCTGGTGGAAAGGTTGTTGGAATAACATTAACTAATGGAGGATCAGGATATACATCTGCACCACAGGTTCGTATTAGAGATGGTGCTGGAACGAGATCTTTTGCAACATGTACAGTTGAAGAGGCTGGAAACAGAGCAGTTGATAGTATTGCATTATCAACTCAAGTAATTCCAGCAGCATATAATGATGCATGGGGATATATTAAAATGAGTGGTGCTGATCAAGTAAGATTTGTTTCTGTTAAAGAAGCAGATACTACCAATGTGAAGACATTCTGGATAAAAGTTGCACGTGGTAATGGTGTTAATGGTGGAGAATATCCATCACATGTTGGTGATGATCTTTTACTTTATTATAATACTGATCTTACTTTAAATTTCAATAGTTTCTTAGGTGAAATTGTTCCAAAACCAACTCCAGCTGAAGTGACAAATCAAATTGATGGTACTGGTCAGGGTAGTAATCCAACCAATTGGTATTGGTATGGTATTGATCTACCAACTGATGCTCAGAAAGCAAATGTAAGATTCCAGATAAGACAATCAAGGAATGTTGGTGATGATAAAACAACTGATAGTGATCATTATGGTATTTGTGATTTCATTTATGAATATAAAGAGGTAACTGAATTAGTTTATCAAGCAGCCGCAGGTAAGATGCCAACAACTATTGATTCATTATCATATGAAATTGGAGGACCAGCAGATTCATTCTATAGGTCAGGTGCTATTGGTGAGAATTCAACTTTTACAATGACACCTCAAGTACCACTTATACCAGATGCAGCGATTGATCCAGATAAGGATATACCACTTGTTGAACCGTACCATCTAACTAAGTACCTTATCAAAGCGTTCTAAATAAACAAGGGAACTACTATCTAACATGGCAACACCAGAATTATTATTGCAAGTAGATGCAATACAAAAGACAGTTACATATAGAGGTGTGACTAAGAATATTACTGAAACATACTGGACTAGTGATATTGTTCCTGTGATATATCCTTTATGGGATAGTGACAAGGATAAGTTAGTGTTGTTCGCATGGTATGCAAATGATACTTACATGGCACAGAAACGTAAGTACACCAAGAACTTCAAGACTGATACATTTTATTGGAATGATTATGAGATGGAGGATGTTGGTGGTACTGAAGGTCAGAAAGTATATGATAAGTTTAAGGAGGCATTCTTCCTTGCTGATTCCCTAGAAGATATTGAGTATCAGGCAGAGTTTTCCAAGATATATGCTAATACTGCTGCTGTTAGTTGGTTGTCAGTTAGACTATCACGTAACTTCCTACTTAGTGAAACTGACTGGGTATTTGTTGAGGACTCTGGTATCAGTGCTGATGATAAAGAATTATACAAGAAGTATAGAGCAAAATTAAGAGATGTTCCTAGTGATGCTGGAACTACAGATCCTGTTGGAGTTAAGTTTCCCATCAATCCATCATATTATAAGAATGTTATCTTACAGAAGGATGCTAGTGCAGAATATTTAGAGACTGATGATCAGTTTATTACTCTTGCATCTACATACTTCAATACATTTAAAGAGAAGATTACATCTTATTTAATTGTATCTGAATTAACTGAAGGATTGTATAATAAATCATTCCTTGATGAGTTATTAAAAGCAAATGTAGTTTACAGTCAATCTCAAGCACCTATTACTGATTATCCTAGTGATTATAGTGCCGAGGAGATTCAAACTACTAAAGACTATCTAAATGATGTACTTAAGAAGATTGAGGAGGAAGGTTGATGGCAGTTACCTCACTAAACATTTGGGATACAATTGAAGCATATTGTAAGACCAATAATACATCATTGATATATTTTGTCAATGACAAGATCAAGACTGCTGATGATGCTAAGAAGACAGCAGTATGGACATGGTACTCTAGTTTTGCAGAGGATGATGTCCTTGATCTCATGAAAACCTTGGGTGACTGGGATATAATAGCAGTTACCAATGAGGATCAAGCGATAGCAAATGCTACTGCATGGTTCCCTAGAAAGGAAGACTGTCCTGATGACTTCCATCACTGGGAGTGTCATGTCATGGATAAGACTGGTGATTTTATATGGAAGAACGTGGACAGTCCACCATCCAATTCTTAAACTGTCACAAGCCCCCTTCACAGGGGGTTTTTTAATGCTATAGTATATTTGTTGAGGGATCACTAGGTTCCTAACTACCGAATACATCAACAGTAAGGCAAGGGTGGGCGACCCCAGTGGAATATGCCCTTTACGTATGGAGACCTCTTACTGAAGCACTGGTGGAAAGTCGGACATTACCGTTGGGGTAATTTACACA